CTAAAACCTGTTGGTGCAGATAAACCTACACTTGTTACAGTTCCCACACCTGAGCCACCTACTAAAGCAATCGTTCCCGTTGCATCTGGCAAAGTGTAATATCTCACGGCTGAATTGTTCCAACTAAGTACACCGCCATTGTCTAACCCTTTACCAAAATAAATATTGTTAGCTGAGTTAAAACCAAAAACATTAGAGCCACCAGAACCGCTAAATAAACTATTCGTATTTGCAAAAACACTTATTTGGTTTGTTCCACCTGCAGACGCAATATTAAAGCCTACTGCAAATGTTTTACTTGCACTGATATTTTGGAACGTGTCAGTAGTTACATAAGTGCTATTATCATAAGTGATAGTTGTACCCGATGCTTTTACGAAGCCCGTCCCGTTTAACTGCGCTTGTGGTGTGTAGCCTAAAATAGTAGCTATGCTTTTATTTTTCCAAAGGTCTGTTGAACTCTCATAAAATAACCCATCGTTGTTTGAAGGTGTTTGCGCTGCTACGTTATGAAGCTCGTCTAACTCATATCCGTTTTGTATCTTAACCTCTACAATACCTTGTGTCGGGTGCGCTCTCACTACGATACCAACATAAACTAAGTGAGCAGGTGCGTATTGTTTTGTAGAAGTCCAAGTACCTGCCGTTGTGCTACTCAAATAAAGTTGAGTACCCTCAGTGTAAGCTTGTGTATCTAAATCGCTTAAACGACCTGCAATAACTACATATCCATTATTGTTGTTAGTAATGTCCGCTTGAACAATACCGAATGTTTGTGCGCTTGTACTATCACCCGTTGCAATAGCCTTAGTAACTGTTGGTAAGTTTCCTTGACCGCCATTGATATAAACAATTGTTCCTTTTGTTAAAGTCGCTCCTGTTTTATTATAAACCTCAGTAACTAAGTTAGCAGCTTGGCTAATAATAGAAGGGAACGTAATTAAGTTACCTGCTCCGTTAATATACTGAGTACTATTGCCGCCAAAGGCAAAAGCTAAAGTTCCGCTTGTTGTTACTGGACTTCCTGTTATGCCAATCGCATCACCCGTAATAGATGCAGCTACGCTTGTAACTGTACCTACCGCACCGCTTGAACGCTGCCAGATAGTACCGCTATAAACTACATAATCGCCAACCGCAAAAGTAATAGGACCTGCGCCAAAGTTTACTGTTCCTGCTACATTACAAATATAAACATCTCCCGTGTCGCCCGTTCCATTTGCTAAAGTCGGTGTGTTAGTTGCTGCGTTCCAAGTTCCTTTGTATTCCATAATAGAACTTGGTAGCTGACTAATAGGAACTTTACCTTGACTATCCAAAGAAGCATAACCATTAGCGTTGCCCTTCTCGCTTCTTAATTGATAAGTATCTAATAAAGCCTGTGAAGGGAATACTTCTACATAAGCCGAGCCACTCCATAAATAAAGTTTCTGCGTGTCTTTAGCGCAATAGATAACGTTAATATCTCCTGTTGCAGGGAACGAAGCATAGTTTGTATAGAAGCTAACTGCACCGCTAAATATCGCACCTAATTGAGCAAGTGTAATCTTCTTACTTACTCCCGTTGTAGGGTCTCCTATAATAGTTAAATCAGTGCTAACTGGTGCTAACTCGGTCGCTAATTGGTTAATCTTTTTTCCTATCATTTTAGTATGTATAAATAGAAGGCACTTGGCATCTATCGTTTAAGTAAGGTAATTGCATTGTAATATCTATCTTAACTCCTGCAAGATAGTCAGGGTCGCTTTCAGTAAAGTAAGTCATAGCTGCATTATCGCCAATATCCCAAATAGCTTTAGGGTAACGTAACTGAGCAACTATGTCTTGACCTACTAAAGTCATATCACTAAGAACTTCGGTTTCGTTGCTTTCCTCCATAAGCATTCTGTCCATAAAGTACAAACTAAATTGAAACTCTATTTGCTTTGCTTGAATGTTAGCACCTGTTAATGTAAAGAACATAGCAGGGTAAGTTACCTCTCCGTTGCTTAAACGTTCCCACACATCTCCGAAGTAAACAAAGTTAATTTGTTCGTGGTCGTTTCCGAGTGTCGTTATTTGTTTGACGATTTGGTTTAAGCTCAGGCTCATTCTTAATTTTTTCTAAATAAACACGCAGTTTATTTTGGTTTTTAATTGTTGTTACTTTACTCATATTTAGCAATCGCTACACCCTTTGTCTCCTTGGTATAATTCCTCAAAGCTTTTACCTGCGCAGCAATCATAGTCGCCTAACCAAATGCTCGTTGTGTAAGCATCATTCTCAGGGTGTATTGCATCAATGCCACTTCCAGGGTTCAAGTACTCAGGATAAAGTGTAGAATATTCTTTTAGGTATTTAATCATTCTCTGCTTGTAGAACTCAGCACGGGTCTTGTATCTATTCGCCACGTCAATCATATCTTGCATTGAAGGGCTTTCCGTATTCTCTCCCGTCTTCCTTAACAAGCCTTTGTTATAGAATTGATAAGACAAACCCATTGGTAATTCACTAAGTACATAATGCACTAAAGTGTCAGCTATGTATTGGTCTAATAAAATTACCTCGTTAGCGTTTAAGTTGTTTGCTGTAATACCTGCTTGTAGTCGGTTGTATAAAGCACTTCCTAAAGCCGGTAAGATATAAATATCCTGCGCAGTTTTAATCTCAGGCAATACAAGTTTCTCGTCTACGTTAGCGTGTAAGCCAGAGCGGTCTTTAATATTCTGTACGCTTATGAATAATGTGTTTAAACTCATCTTTATTTTCTTTATTTTCTTTTCACGATATTGCTGCGCCACTCGTGTCTGCAACTTGGAGAATGTGTATTTGTTCCCGGCTTAGTGTACCAACCGCCTCGTCTATCCCACACAGAATAGCCAAGCCTTGCACTCATTTGTTCTATATCGCTACGAGTATAAAACTTATTAGCAGTAACTAAGTATTTGCAAAAAGGTCTGCTTGTATCTAAATCGCTATCATTAAAACCTGCTTTCCACTCGTAAGTGTAACGAATTAATATCTGCGTTGTTTGTGGCTTAATAGCTTCAACAATTTTACCAATAGGCGCAGTTAATTCCCTTTCAATAATAACGTTACTATCAATCCCTTTGCGTTGCTTTACTTCGCTTGTCTTAATAAAGCCCTTCTCGATTAATAAATCAATAACACGCTTAACCGCACCCACATCTTCTTTTAAAGTGTCAGCTATTACTTCAGGGGTAATTCTTTTATCCTTAACAATTAAATCTAAAATATTGCTTTGTAATTGTGTTACATCTGCAAACATTTCAAAGTCAGCATCGTCGCTAAATCTTGTTTTGCTTTTAAGAACCTCGTAGTTACTTCTGTCTTCTCCGAACTCAAAGAACACTTGAAAATCTTGTTCGCTAAATTCTAAATCTTCAGCACCTAACCAAGTTGCAACCTCTTCATCACTTAAAGCATAACCGCCTTTTAACATTGAACTTGCTTGTTCTCTGGTAATCTTACCCTTGTTAAAATCACGAATAATGCGCTGCATATTTTGCCACTCGCGACCTTTCAATCCTTTAATATGCTCGTTCACACTTAAAGGACTTGCTGCCATTGGTTGCTCAGTTTCAATAGGCATTCCGTATTTAGTTGGGTCAATACCAAGCTTCTCTAATATCCATTCTTTTGGTGCTACTTCCTTTATAATGCTTTCGCTAAAATCAATACCGATTGGGTCGGTAGGTTGTAGCATTAATTCCTCTGTTACCCCTGCATATTGTCCAAGCATATTAAATACACCTTCTAATTGCATTTGCTTGTAACGAATATAAGTGTTGTTAAAGATTTCGTAACTATCGCGCATCTGTTGTCTATTCCCTAATTGACCAGGAACGGCAATACCGAAAAGGTCAGGGCTTGTAATCTGGTGGCCGCTAAAAATGTTATTTTGTATTAACTCATCTACACGTCCAAAATCTTCTTTAGTTAAATCACTCGCACCCAAATCATCTACAATAGGCTTTCTTGTTGCATCATTTACAAAAGCAAGTAAATACTTTTTGCCGTCTGCACCCGTGTACATATTGTCGAATTGTCTGCTAACTGCACGTTTCTCGTCAGGGCTTGGCTCTCCGTTTGGTAAAGTAATAAGTTTACTTGCAGAAAACCCGGTTTGAGCATTACCTAAAACGTGCTTACTTACTTCTACATCACTTTCAATATAGTTAAGCGCACCGAAATAACCCGGAAGGCTATAAACATTCATACCCGGTCTGTATTCTTTTACATAAAGTATTTGAACACCTACAGGGTTTTTAGGATTGAACGCATTGTATATCTCAGCTTTTTCTTGGTTGCGTGTAGCCTTCCAATCTTCTTTATACCAGAATTGCGTGTTGTCTTTGTTAGTTCTAATCTTTGTATAATCACAATGCCATAACTCAGCGATTTGTTCGCCCATTACAGACCAAATAACTTGGATATAAGCACCACCAAATAGTTCAATATCTAAAGCAACCTTTTTAGTTAAATCATTTAAAGTTTCCTCTCTATTAACTTGCTTAACAATAGGCTGCTCTCCTGCCCAACCATTACCAACAATGTAGTTTACTTTGCCTCTTACGATAGCATTGTGCTTTGCTGACTTATTAAAAAGGTCTAATAGGTATTGCGGATAGTCATTATTTTGACCATACTGCATATACCCTTCGCCTTTTTTCTCTTTATATTCCGGTTGCTTTGCCTCGGCAAATGTCAATACTTGTATTTCCATTATTGTCTTATTGTGAATGTGCTTGTTGTTTCGTATTCTGTGAATGATATAGTTGTACCCTCAAGTTCCATAATGCCTGTTTCAAGCAAGTTTAAGCCCGTCGGGTTTGTGTTGGTAGTACTTGTTTGCTCGTAGATTGTGTAGGTGTATTGCCCGTTTAAAGCCGTATTAAAGAAGCTATTAACTACGATAGTGAACTCATTGTACCTTTCCTTGTATGCGCTTATATCTGTATTGTTAAGCCTTACAAATTTGATGTCTGTATTTGTACTTCTATTCTCAAATATAAATAGATAGTTCGGGCTTGTTAAAAGCTGCTTCTCAGTCAAGGTAAGTATTATGTTTTGGGTTTGCCCCTTAATTAATCTTATCACATCTATAAATATAAACTATCGTAATTGTTTGCAAAATAAAAAACCCCCGCCTAATTAAAGACGAGGGCATCTATATACAAAACCAAAACAACCTAAGAACCAGGAGTAGTTAAAGCTGCTGCAACTGTAGAGTTTACCTCTGGAGCCATAGCCGCTTCTGCACCTGTAAAAGTTAAAGTGTAACCACTTCTGTCGCCTTCAGCCGTACCACTACCAGAGTTACCTGCGGTAAGGTCTAAGCCTCTTGTTTTACCTAAGTACCAGTATTTGCCATTGTTATCTTTGGCAACTGCTACTAAAGTGTTTTGAGCTAACAACAAGATTTCGTTTCTTGTGTTCGCTTGTAATTTGTTTAATACGATAGTTAATTCTGGAGCATAGAATACAGTTCCGTTTTGTACGTTTGCATTGATATTCTCAACGATTTGAGAAGTACCTTTTACAAGTTCGTATTTAAAGAACTTTTTACCTGCTGCCTTAACAAGTGCGGTAATAACACCACTTGCCTCGGTTGTAGAGGTAACGTCTGCTGATGCTGCAAAATAAACCTCGGTAATTCCGCCCAATGAATCTTTACAATCAAGGGTGTAATTTTGAGAAAGTGCGCAACTCATTTGTTAAATATTATTAGTTTGAAAAAATGGGTAGGTATATTTCAACCTACCCGATAAATTATGCAAGGATAAACTTCACTGCTTCGTCAGGGAATGCAATATTTACACCCATCTTAAACTCAGATACGAAACGTACTTGGTCAGCTTCTTTAGCATAGAAAATTTCAAACTTCTCTTCTTCGTTAAGTAAATCTGTACCTAAGAACAAGTTGCTTAAACGCATAGCGTAAACTTTGTTTGTTCCGTTAAGACCTGCAACTGCTACAACTTTGATTGTAGTACCAGGAAGTACGAATTCGCTATCAGCTTTAACATCAATTTGGTAATTGAAAGAACCGCTATTTTTAAGAGCAATAGTGTAAGTACGGAATAAATCTTGACCACAGAAGATAGTCATATCGTCAGCAGCTACAACTTTAGCAGGGATTGCTTTGTAAACACCATCAAAGATAGAGATTACGTTAGCATCAGTAATAGAAGATAAAGGAGCGCCAGAGATAAAAGTAGAAGCGTTTGCAGCTACAACACCTGAAGCAGCACCGATTAACTTAACAAGACCATCGAACTTGTTTAAGTTTACGTTTACGCTTGTAGTGTCACCTTGCCATAAAGCAGTTTCTAATTGAGCAGCGATTGTCTTAGCTTTCTTCTCAGAATATTCTTGCTCGAAAGGTACTGAATCGTACATAGAGCCAGTAGGTAAAGCTTTTTGTAAATACTTAGCTTCAAGGTCTTTAGGACATAAAGCTTCGTTTACTTTAATTTTACCAGGAGTTACAGTTCTTTGAGTAAAGGTAGTAGAACCAGAAGCATTAAAGCCACAAGAAGCACCATCTTGGAAGATAGCGTCAGTTTCCATAATGTTGATTTTTTCGCTTGACTTCACGCCAACCATAACGTTACCTGCACTCTTAATAAGAGCAGCAGTTTTTGCACCCAATACAGATGAAGTTACAAGTAGAGCTTCGTTTTCTTTTGTATAGTTTGCTAATGCAGATACATCAAATCCCATTTTATTTTATTTTTATTTGTTTAATAAAGCGTTTCTAAATTTCTCAATTCTATCGTATTTCATATTATGAGTAGTTACGTTAGAACCAAAGTTGTTTCTTGGTTGCGCAATAGGTTCAGCGTTAGGTGTCTTTGTAAGTGCTTCTATTAATTCAGCTACTTGACTAAAGCCATTCTTAACTTTTGCCTCTAATTGTGCTACTTGCGTTTTAAGATTTTCGTTTTCAGAAACTAAAGCAGCGATTTCGTCTGCCATTTTCTCGTCCATCTTTTTACCCATTTCAGCAGGAGTTTCGTCAGCGATTTCCGCTTCTGCTTCTGGAGTTTCGATTGAAATAATTTTAGCGTTTTCGTCTAACTCGATTTGAGTTCCGTCTGCTAATTGGTGTTCGCCAGTTGGAGCAGGTGTTCCGTCAGCTAAAGTAACTACACCGCCAATAGCTAATTCGCTAATCATAACCTTTGTTCCGTCCATAAGGCTATATTCCGCGAATGTAACAGGTACCTCTTCGATAGGTGCTTCAATAGGAGCCGGAGCCTCTACTTGTGGCATATCTTCGAATAAAGCCCTAATTTGCATAATTGCATCTTTTGCGTTCATCATTCTTTTTGTTTAAATATTAATAAAAGATTTTGTTTATCATTTAACCCGTTGCAATATTTCCTTTATTGCATTCATAAGTTCTTGTTCTTTGGTCGGCTTTGTCTTGTAAGTAAATAACCCTTCTACGCTAAAGCCTTTAAATTTACCTTCCTTTACATCATTCCAAACGCCTTCGTTGTCTACTTTAAAAGAACCAAACCAAGAGCCGTCCGGTGCATCTTCAAACCCTTTCATTGGTTGTATACCTCTGCTTGAATCTGTTATAAAGCTTTCAAACATAGTAACCCCTTCAACCTGTTGGTCAGGAGAATGCATTAAGTTTACGTTTGATTGGTAGCCTCTTTTGAAAAACTTTTGAGCAATCTTAAATATAGTGTCTTTAGAAAAGACCACATAGTAATCGCCATAAGTAGCATCGCTCCTAAAAATAGGCATATCAGCCAACATAAGAGGACCAGAGATAATACGCTTATCTTCGCTAACCACTTCAAAGCGTTGTTGATTTTTAAAGGCATTCCAATTCTTTTTAATGGCAGGGGCATCAACGAGCGCTATGTAGTCGACCTCGGCATCGTCATTCATATCCTCGCTAATGTCTAATAAATAAATAGGTAAGTCCATATTTCTAAATATTAATGATTTTAAATTGTTATCATTTAACCAAACCTTGCACGTTGCTGAATAGCTGCAATCCTTTGTTGGCTGCTTGTTACATCGCTCTCCACTACATAGCTTCTAATAGCTTGATTGCCTAAAGCGTTAATAGTTTCAGTATTAAGGCTCGTTGTTTGTGCTTGAGGTTGTGCAGGTGCTATTGGTGCTGCTGCCGAAACATTTGGAGTAGACATATTACCAACACCACCAGAACTTGATGCACCAGGAACTTTTGTTGCTATAATGTTTTTAACCGCACTAAAGCCAGTTGTTGCAGCAACAATAGTTGCAGGAATAGAAGCAGGGAATGGCAATTTTAAAGCTTGAGTAATACCCAAATAGGTATTAATTAATGCAGAAGATATTGCCAAAGCTTTACCGGCAGCCGTTTCTTTACCTACTATATCGCTTAATGCAGTTAAAGCAGCAGCACTTTGTTGTGCTAAAGCTATCTTTTGGTCTGCTTCTTTTTTTGCTATATCTACTCTTGCCTTTGCATTTGCTTCAACATTTGCGGTGTATTGGTCTTCAGTAATTAAACTATTGGCAAATTGCTCTTCTAATAAAGCATCTTTTTGGTCTAATAAATCTTTTTCTAATTGTAAATCAGTTTCATTTTTAGCTAATTTTTTATCAAGTGCAGCAAGGTCTTTTGCTGCTTGTTTCTTTTCGTCGTCTTGTGTCTTAGAAAACTTTTTTTGTAAATTAGCAAATTCTAAATCATCTTCTTTAGCCATTTGTGCTGCTGCTTCTTCAAGCATCTTTGCATCTGCGTCTGCTTGTTTATTCTTTTCAGCTTGTTTAATAGCATCTAAATCTGAATTAAGTTTAGTTCTTAAAGCAACTATTAATTGATTTTTTGTCTCTTCTGTTATTTTAGTATTAGCTAAAATCTCTGCTTTTTCTTTATCAAATGCAATATTTAATTCTGCTCTTTTTCTATCATTTTCGTCTTTAAAAGTAGATAAAAATATTTCATTATTTAATTCGCTTAGTTTTAATAAAGCTTCTTTTTGTGCTTCTAACCTTTCCTTTGCAAGTTGCTCTTCTTGTTTCTTTTGGCTTTCCCCGTATTTATTTGCATTAGCTGTACCTCTTTGTGCTGCTTGTTTAGCTGCATCTTCTCTTGTTTTTTGTGCCGTTGCATCAATTACCTGCAAGTCATTTTGAAGGTCTTTGAATTTTTTAGCTTGTTCTCCGTATAAAATGCCCTTCTCGTTTGCAGCTTTTTTTAAATCGTTTAATTCATTTTTAATTTGATTTTTTCTAAGCTCATCTATTTTCTCTTGTTGCGCACCCTGTGCTTGAAGTAGTTTAATTTGTCTGTCAATCCCTTCATTAATTATCTTAGTACCGGCAGCTGCTTTTGTAAAGATTGCTTGTCTTTGTTGCTCTGCCCTTGAAGCTGCATTTGTTACGCCTATCAAGTCAGTAAAGGCATTAATAACATTACCAACAGTAGATGCAAATTTGCCAAGTCCTGGGATAGCATTAAGTATCGCAGTTTTTATTTTACCAAAGTTTTGAACTACGGCTATAAGTCCAATTACTAAAGCGCCTATCCCCGTTGCAAGTATCGCTCCACGCAATACCTTCATAGCAGTAGCCGATGCCGTTGTTGCTACAGTTGCCGTATTAGTTGCAGCAGCCTGTGCCTTAGTTGCTACAGTTGAAGCTACAGTTGTTGCAACATCTGACTTTTGAATTGCAGATTTTTCGCCCATAACAAAGTTATAAGCAGTTTGAAACGCAGTTGTACTTTTAATAACCGCACCTAATTGCTTAAAGCTATCAATACTTTCCCCAACAGATTGTAAGCCTTGAGATAAAGCCATAGCAGATTGCACCTTTAACAAAGTTTTCTCTACTGCTTCTGACTCAGCACCAAACAAACCTATTGCACCTTGCGCTGCTGCAAAACCACCGGCTACACCACTAAGCGAAGCGGTTAAGGCTTTAAACTTAGCATCTGGATTAAAAGCATCTGTTAAAGCTTTTGCATCGCCTATCCTGTCTTTTAATTCTGAAGCTCTTTTTGCTGCTTCAATCGCTTGTTCTGAAGTAGCACCGAACTTATCGGATAACGCTTGTACGTCTTGCTGCGCTTCTTTTAATTGCTTTTTTAACGAGCCTATAGCTTGGTCTTGGTTACCACCTACCTTTATATCAAACGATAATTGATTTTCTGCCATTAGTATGATGTTTCTATTACTTTAAGAAATGATAGTTTAGTAGTGTTGTATTCCATAGGGTTAAAGTTTTCGACCTTGTTAAGCCTAAATAATACCCCGTCAATATAAACGTATTTACTAAAATCTAAATTAAAAATGTCTACTATATCAAGTAAACCAAAGCAAGTTAATAGCTTACTATCTTTGCTTGTTATCTCAGCAAGGTAAGGACTATGAAATGCGTTGAATACATTAGTAGTCGGATAGCTATTAGGTCTAAATTGTATCTCTTTAGGTGCGCCAAAGTTAATATCGTTTGTAGGGTTAATTGGGTCGTCTAAATGCCCTGCATAACCATAGCTTGTATAAGTAGCTAAGTTTGTAGTAGTATTCATAATGTTCCAACTTGATACACCCGTTATCTTTTTGGTTTGCATAATTCTTATAATGCTATCCATTCTGTCCTCTGCGCTATTTGTGTTTGACTTCTTATAAATAGCCGGGAATACTTTGTCTTGTCCGGTAGCTTGGTATAAAGTAGATGCAGCAAATATAACTTCTAAATTGTCGGTTTCTTTTACAAAGTCAAATTCGGTATCGTAAATAAAATCGCCATAACCTTCGGTATACTTCTTGCGATAGTTTTCCCCGTAGAAATCATTATCGGTTTTGAATTTATAATTATAGTAACGAGCGTTTACTTCACTCATTGGCTTTATACTTATAGGCTTTGCTCTGTCTATTTTATTTGTCCAATCTTCTGCCGTAGCTGAAGTAGTAGGATAAAAGTCCACATACGGACTAATAACAAGTTCTTTGTCATTAAACTTATTCTCATAAACGTAGAGATTAAACATCTTAACAATGCTCATAAAAAAGTCGCGCTGAAATATACCTTTAGGAATTGTATCGTTTATTGTTATTGTTTCTCCTAAGTTAATTTGAACTTGCGTTGGTGTTGTTGTAGTTAGCTTAACTTCTCCTAAAATAATATTTAGAAAAATGCCGTTGCCTAATATCTCGACCTGCATAGTGTTATTAGTAGCAAAGTTTACGCCGCTTACTAAAATATTGCAGTCCATAAAATCATTAATACTCGCATCAAAATCTTGTCTGCCTATTTGTGCGCCATCTTTTTTCAAGATAACAGAAAAAGCTGGTAGGCTTGGATTGTAAGTAGTTACATCGCCACGCAAAGTTAATTGAATGTCAGTTGTTATTGTAGGCGTACCGGTATAAGTAAATAGTTGCTTTGTTATGTCAAGTGTAAAGCTACCTGCCGTTACCATTGTGAACTCTACAAACGTATTAAGGTTTGTATTGATTAGTTGTATGTCAGCATTGGCATCTAAACTCGTATTGTTTAACGCAGTTATGTTTGTTTGGTTATGCGGAATAATAAGCCTCTTAAATAAAGCACTATCAAAGAACGGGCAATCTAAAGTGTAATCTGTACCTGCAAATATCTTTTGTATGTATTCTTTAACATACAAAGCAGGTCTAAACGTTGTATATTGAAAATCCTTTTTAGCAACTCCGTACTGCCCGGTACTAACATTACCATAATCAATAAGCGGATAGTAGTAACCAGAACCGCCGGGGTTATCCCAACTCGCACTAATATTGGCTACGCTATAAGTATGATTGTAAGAACTGAAATCTAAATCTTCTAAACGTTGATTGCCTAACTGGTTAATAAAACCACCTAATTCCCCAAACACGCTGCATTGGTATTCAATAGTTTCTTTGTCTATTACTATCTCTAATATTCTCAAAGTGCCTTTAAATATCTGTACCTTATCAATAAAGATTTTGCAGTTAGCTTGTTTAGTTACGTTAAAATTATACCCTACGTTTGGCAAGGTGTTATCCGTAAAGTTAGCGTTGTTAAGTTCGAAGATGTAACCAAATACAAGGTTATTGTTAGCCGTTCCTGGTATGCTTATTGTCTTACTAAAAGAAGTATTGCGGCTACCAAACTCACTTACATCGTCAATCGCATAAGTGAACTCTGTAGATATATCCTGCAATAAATCAATCTTTTGTTCCTCGATGTATATCTCTGTACTAATCATTATCTGAATTGGCTTGTTAAGTATTTGCCTACTTCTATTTCAATCTCAAAGTTAAATAGTTTGTCTGCACTTTCTAACTTGTACTCATAATTGCTCGTGCTTATGGTAACAGGGAAATAAGCACCAAGTACTTCCATATACACAATAGGAGACGATACAAGTTGAGCCAACCAAGAATAATCTTGTTCGCTAACCCAATCAGAAGTAAGCCTATATTTATCTTTATGCTGAATAGCATAGTTGAAAGTTGTCTCGTTATATCTGTTATATCCATCTATATTTGTCATTTGCCCACCTACAAGCTGCCAGTCGCTTCGCCTGTATGATGCCCTTTGATACTCGCTCGACCTTCTATTAACTAAAGCGAATTTTTTAGTGTCCCAACCGCCTAATCTATTTAGGAACTCTAAGTTAAATTGTTGGTATTTAGGATAGCACTTATGTCTTAATTTAATTACCCTTGTTTGTGCGCCACCTCTTTTCAAATAGAAGTTATAGCCGTATGTATTCTCATCTATAATCGTGCCAGATGCCCAATCGTTTATGTGTCCTGCTTGTAGGTTAAACATATTAAATTGACCGCCTAAAGTAATGTTGCCCGATACAGTATTAGTAACCACGTCGCCTTCGCCTAATACTTCAACCCAAGCAGAATAACCGCCCGTTGCTATGCGTAGGAAGGTAATGTAAAAGTTATCGCCATACTCAAGCGTTATGTTGTCTGTATCACGCTCGGTTAAGAAATCGTCCGTAAAGTTTTCCAATAGTAAATTATCGTAATAGTCCGATAACACTAAAGGTGTATTGTTCTTTGTTAAGAATACATCGGCAAACAATGGCGGAACAAAGTTGTAGGCTGAGTAGCTGCCAGATGCTAAGTTTGTAGTAGTAACACCGCTAACCTCTTCGCCTATCCTTACTTGGTAATCTACTTTAATCTTATCGTTTGAAGCTACAAGTATTGAGTTTCCTGAAGGCTCAAAATAATTAGTTACAAAACTTCTTACCATTGGAGATGCGTTAAACACCCCATAGCTACCTTCTGCACTTGGCGCAGGGAATACCTTTGACCTAATTACTTGGCTTCCGTTAATGTATACATCATACACAAATTTAAAGTTTGTAGTTCCGCTATTAGTAGAACTTGAAACAAACCAAAGGTTATCGTGCATTGACGAATAAGGTGCAGGGCTACTTGTTATTGTTATTGCCATTCTTTACTTCGTTTACTATTTGTTTTATTTGTATTTGCACATCGCCACCAACTGCAAGGGCAACATCTGCTACAAAATCTTTATTGAATATTTGGGCTACTGCTCTGTCAAAGTAATATGTAGAGGTAATACCTTTTCTATGAATACTTCTGGCTATAACAAAAGCTAAGGATTTTTTGCTTTCAATCGCTTTAGCTTCTACTCCAAGCTTTGTGTATTTTTTAACTGCTACTGTTTTAAGTTTATTATAACTTAACCATTTTTCAACTGCACCAATATTGACATATTTATTTGCCTTATCAAATTTATAGGGTGTATTAGGGTCTGCCTTTTCGTTTGTTGTACCTAAAACCCCTTTATTGATAAACCTAAAGTACTTGTCTTGCTCACTACCCTTCTCATAACCTACGCTCAAAATGTAGCCAGTACCAAATTTAGTTAGTATAGGTTCTGCCGGGTTTGCTAACTTACCAGAACTTGTAATATTTTCTTTGTCTAATATTTCGGTAATTCTTGTATTAAAGGCTTGTCCATAGATAGCAAGTACCCTTTCCAATATAGGTAAGTCCTTTGGATTGACCTTGTCAAACTCTGTATCTCCTATGCTTTGTATAAAGCTTTGCTGAAGTTCCCTTATTTGTGCTTTTGCTATGCTCACGCTAATAAATATAAGCAAGGGCTAAAAATAACTAACCCCACCAAAAATGGCAGGGCTTGGGGGCTATTTAAGTTTCCTATGTTGCTCTTTATCGTAATCGGCTTTAGCCTTCAGGTAACTAAGTGTGTTTAGGAACTGGATTGTTGAAAGTTCATAGCTTTGGTCAACTGTGATATTTTCGTGGTCGGCAACAGATTTGGCGCAATATTGCCATCCAAAGTGCTGCATAAAATTTGAACCGCCTCTTGCGCTGACTCCGGACTCATTCCCTTCGACATCATTTCCTGTATCAAATAAGCCTGAGAAACCTCTATCCAATTTCTGTATACTTGATAAAAAAAAACAACCGAATGATAAACGTGTACAAAGTTAGAGGCTTGTAGGTCGGCTGCATACTCGCTATGCTTTGCTGCATCATAGGTATCGTTTACCCATCTGCCATACCAAGTTTTGCGCTGAGGCATAACCATTGAGGCTGCTAACTTATGTAAGTTGTTAATTAAATCGGTGCTGAATACCTTGCTTTCGATATATCTGGCGGCTTTGATTTGCTGCACATCATAAACAAATCGGTATCGTTTGCCGTTTACTTCCGTGTACTTAACAGGCTTACCTTCTATTTTATCGTCTAAAAAGCTAAGTGTTGCCCTTAGATTATTGAATTGCTGAATAGATAGGCTATCAACCTGGGTGTCGGTTAGATTGTAGATTATACCTACAAGCTTACTCTCTACGTCTAAGTTAGTCCAATCCTTTTCAGGCTTAGTAACTATTGGATAAATTTGTTGGTACTGCCAAATCGTTAATTCGTTCCAAGTCATTTGTTTTCTTTTTTGTCTTGTTCTAACATCTTGTTGCTTTGGTCAATTAATCGAACCCATACTATTGATATAAGGGTTGCTGAGATTAAAGAACATATTATTGCTACTATCATTTCGTTTGGTTATACATATCCCTAACTTCAATTATAGCTAAAAGTACTATAATTATTGCGAATGGTAAAAGTATCATTTTAACTGTTTTATAATATATACAAGATGCCCACCGATGTAAGCTACTGCAAACAAAGGTAAGCAAATTGTAAAGAAGTATAATATTTTTATTACTTTAAAGATACGGCTACACTTGTGGTGCTACTCTTGGCAGGGGGGTAAACTTTTGTAACCTCGCCAGTAACTCCGTTTATAATATCAAGTCCTTGATGTGGAACCTTCTTTAAAAACTCTTCCATATCCTTTTTGGCTTTGGCTGCGCTATTGTACTCGTTCAATATTTCCTCGTATTGTGGGCTTTCGCATTTGCTATAATCGTACTTAACTCCTACTTCTCTAATGTTGAACTTTGCGCTCATATACTCAAAATCTTTACCATTAAGTACGGCTGCTTGTAATACTGCATCTTTGTAGTCCTTGTTTGCCTTTAGGGTTTCGAGCATATCCTCTAAGGCTTTAACCTGAAGATGTGTTTTTAACGGGTCAAGTTCCCCTGCGTTTAAGCGTTCAATTAATTGATGTGTAAACTCAGTTCTTTGTTCTTTTGTTGTTTCGAAGATTTGTTGTAGTTCCATTTGTTTATGGTTTGATTGGTTTAAATAAGTCATAACCTTGTTCAGACATTACTTTATACATTTTAATAATACTAGTATGAAATTGGTCTGTTATTTCTTTTGGTGTATATAGCTTATCTTTTAAAGTTTCTTGGTCAGCTTCCATTAGTAAAAATATTTCTATATCCGCTAATAACAAAGCTAATAACTCTATTGTACTTACGTTTTTTTTCTTACTCATATTGTTTCGGGTTTGTAGTTATCTATGTCAAAAAAGCCGATTTCTGACTTATATTCTGGTTTCCTTAATCTACGCTTTGCAGGTTCGTAACCCTTCTCGTTGCAGTAGGTAAGTATTTCCAAATATGTAGCATCTATGTTAGACATCATTATACTAATCGGCTCACTTGCGTAATATTTGTCTATGTATTCTTTTGCGCTTTGTCTCATTGTGTTTAATTAAATAGTCAGTTAATGCTGCCATTACAAAACCTGTTGCAATTAGCAGAAGGCAGATAGCGTAAATCATTTTGAGTAGAAATCTTGAAGTTGTCCTAAAAGGTAACAAGCTGCTACTAATACTGCTAAAAATTGTGCGGTTTCTTTTTTCATTGTGTTTTGTATTTGTGGTTAATTGATATATCAAATATACAACCTTTACACATTGCACAATCAAATGAGCAAACTTTTTTTTAAAATTGTTATGAGCGGTAAATATCAAGTATAAGCGGTAAATTATAGGAATGCGTACCTACCCGTGCCACGTTTAAGGCTAAAGTTCTGCCAAGCCAAAGCCAAAGCCATTACGGCATCATCGTGAAAGCCTGAAGGTGCGGAGTACTTTACCCCAGTTGCCGTGTACATATATTCAAATACTTCTAACTCCTGGCTTATTATTCCCTCAGGATAGCCAATCTTCCCTTGATGTATCGCAGCCTGTAAGCCTTCCATTAGCTGCTGCTTACTTGAACTTGTGAACTTTAATCCTTGTATCATTACCCCTTCTCTTTGTAGGTCTTCGAGTATCGGGTCACCAACCCCCGTACTATCGACAAGGATAGGGCATTTAGGGAGCCTAAGGATAGTTTGCTTGGTATTGTGCCAATCCATTTGGAAGCGGTCAAAATAAGCTACATTTCCATCTTCGTCTAAACCTACGATAACAGTCCAATCGACCGACTTGGCTAAGTCAATCCCATAAGCTACTACAGGCATTGTTGTTACTGGGTGTATACAATTACGAATATGTTGGCTACCGAATGGGTTTGCTGCATTCTCGGCAGGGTTAGCCATATACTCTTGCTCGAACACAACCTCGGGCAGTTGCCTACGGGCATCGTCTATTTCGTTGGGGTCAATATATGGGTTATCGTATGTAGTGAATTTAAAGCTTTGCCAATCGGGTTCGGCTTTGCTAAACAAACTAAAGAAGTAGTTTTTACCTTTAGGGGTGCTTAAGAATATAGCTTTACCCTTATAGTCAGTTAAGGTAGGTCTTATTGAGTTAAGCCACCCGTCTTCAAGGTTAGGTATAAAGGAAGCCTCGTCTATTACGGCTAAGTGAAACTTAAGACCTCTAAGATTGTCTAACCTTTCGCCTGTAAAGAAACGAATTGAGCCACCCGTAATGAATGTAATAACCAGGTCGCTCTCGTTCTTAGAGTATATTTCTAATGGCAATAGGTCTACTATTTCCTTAAAGAATATCTTGCCTAACTGATAAGTAGGTGTTATGTAAGCTACACGCTTTTTATTAACGGCAGTTTCTATGCTTATAGTTTGGCTAATCAATGACTTACCAAACCTTCTACCTGCCATCATTACAATAAACCTCTTATCGCAGTCAAGTACTTGCTTTTGTGCAGGGTGTGGGTTATGTAACTTCAAGCCTACTGTCTGCATTATCTATCGTAAGTTATTTTGATTTCACTTACTTCGTGTTTGTTTTCTGACTTCTCTACTAAGCTATTCAAACGCTGAGTTATGCTTGGATTGTATACCCCTGCCATTCCCCCTTCGATTTGGTCTTGCCTAATTGTTTTCTTAATACGCGAACAGATGGTACGAAAATCCTCGTAAGCATTATCCGTATTAGCAAAATATTTACCTAAATCGCTTATAACCCCTTGATTATAACAGTAGTTTTCAAAGCCTTCTATTGTTAAAGGTCGTTCTCTTAAACGATAAACTTCATCTCCGTCTTTGCCTACGAAGTCGTGTACTTTAATAGGATTGCTTTTACAATACTCGCAATACTCAGTAAAGTATTGAAGCATCAATTCAGGCGTTTCTATTGCTTTATGTCTACCCATCTATCTTGTTTTTATAGTGTTGGCATATTCTGTCCATTACTGACAAGTAATATGTGTTAAAATCTTTGTAGCCTTCGTTGTCTTGTTCGTATGTTCTATACAAAATGCCCCTTAATCTTTGGCTCGGTGTTTTAAAGGTGTCAGGGTCAGCCTTTAGGTTTTCTACTACGTCTTGCTCTTCTTTACTAAACGGCTCTTCTTTAATTGCTAAATAGCAGAACTGTTGGTTAAGCTGAAAAAGAGAAGCTGCGTCTTTAGGACTAAGTTCTTGTGTTGCTAAGGTAAGCTTGATTGTTTTGTCTTTGCGTGATGCAATGCTTTCAATTTGGCTTGATAGTAATATCATAGTATTCCGTTAATTATGTCGTTTGCTTCGTCTAAAGCATCTTCTTGGTCAAGGTATGTATCTACGTCTGCTATATGTTTGTTAATTAAAGTTTCTGCCATTGCATAGGTGTAGTGTCCTATCGTGGTCATATCATCTCCGTTTTTACCCGTCTTACATACCGCAAGGAAGTACGCTTTGTGCGTAAGGAGTAGCCATATAGCGTTTAGTTTTCTCATCTGCCTTGTCCTTTGTATGGTTTAGGTCTTGGGTTATGTTTGTTAAAGGACTTCTTAGCCGAGCCTCGTTTCCTTTTTCCGAAATTTACTTTTGAACTATTTTCTTTAATCTTTGCCATTCGGTATATTTTTTAAGTGTATCTCTTTTAAGAACTCCTTATATTGTTTTTTATCTCCGTATTTAATATGGCATTGTCTACAACAACCCATAATGTTTTCTATCGTGTCTTTGTCTTTGCTCCCACCCATTCCCCTTGCCTCAATATGATGCACATCTACTGCCTGTGCGCCACACACTTCACAGGGGATAAAGTCCGTTGTTTTATAACCCATCCCCTGCAAATATATTTGCGTGTGTTTCTGCATACTTTCCCCATTAAATTTTCCGTTAGTTAATAATAAAAAATTAAGTATGCAAATTATTTTTGATTAATTTTTTTGCCCTACAAATAGTTCCATTACTATAACCAGTTTTACGAATAACATAATGATTTGTATAACCTTCTTTGTAATATACTTCTATTTCTTTTGCAATATCATTTAAATCATATTTAGGTTTTCTTTTAATTTTAATACTATTGTCTTTTAAATATCTACATAAAGCGCTTGTGCTACAATTAAGCATTTTAGAAATTTCTAATATTGTACTTATGTCTTTATGTTCTAATATTAAAGGTAATCTTTTATCCCAAATACTTTTATAGATTTGCTTTAATTTATTAATTTGGTTTTGCTTTATTTTAATTCCCATTTCACTTTTCCAATCAATAATATTACCACCTTGACCGCCTGTTCTCGAATTTAATCCTATTTTAGAATTATTTGTCTTACAATCATTTATAGATAATTCCTCTAATTTATATGCAACTTCCTTACTAAGATTATATATTATCACTTCTTTAGAATGATTTTCAAAGCCATACTTAGTAAAACTATTATGTAAAGCTATGTTTTGTTTTCTATTTTTCCAATCAGAAAAATGCTCAGACATTCTCCTGTTAAAAGAGTTTGTTACTCCAATATAGGTTTTACCGCTTGGACTAATTATGTTATATATACAATAACTATTTGCCATCAATTTCTTTTAACTTATTTATTGCGTACTCAATACCACTCGTTCCGCCCCACGCATCCCAGGCAAGACCGCCACAACCTTCGCTATAAGGTACATCTTTATGTTGTTGATGTCTTTTAAACGAAGCCATACGGGCAATAGTGTCCCTACTAATCGGCTCACGATTTGCCAACTGCCTTGCCCTTGCTTTGCCTGTTGCTTCTCCGCAAGAACCCCACCCGTGTTTCTCTACCCACTCTAAAGCTCTCTTTGCGTTATTAGTAGCTGACTCAGGATAGTCGGTATAGCTTTCAGCAAACTTGCCACCTGCAAGGATAGCCTTCCAAACTTGCATAGCCTTCTCTTCGGTTTCGTATATGCACCCACCTTGTCCGATTTTATACCTTCCGTTACTGCATCTTGTTACTGGCATAGTTTACTATAAATATACTTTCGGTCTAAATTTATCTCGTCAAAGTTATACTTCTTTTCGCAGAACTCAAATAGTTTCTCTCCGCTTTCCTTTCGCATATCTGCATCACTTACCAAATCTCTTATATGTTTGTACCAATCCTTTTGGCTTTTAACGTAATGTACAGGCATATCTAAGTAAGGATTGACGTGGCTAACTATGGCAGGGTTCTTTTTAGCAGCCGTTTCTAATACCTTTAAATTTGACTTCATAGCATTAAACTTGTTATCTACAAGTGGGATAACTGAAATGTCTGAGTCCGTATAAGCACCCATATATTCCGTTACTCTTGCATAGTTGTATATAGTAGGGTTAAGCTTTAGTCCGCAAGTAAACGCATCAATCATTTTATCCCAGATAGGTTTCTCTGCATCGTTGTAACCTGCTATCACAGTTCTTATATTCATACCTTGTAACCTTTTAAAAGGCTGCCTTAGTATTTCTAAATCTCGCTCGTGCGTTCCGCTACCTGACCAAAACAATCTAACCTTGTAATCTTCGGTCTTATTATCTGTAAATTGTTCTTGTCCGTAAGGAAGTGCGTTTGGTAAGATGTGAACGTTCTTATTGAATGGGGTTATCTCTCCTGCTAATCTATCGTGAGTGCAGGTACAAAGGTCTGCAATCTCTAAGTAATCGGTAATCTGTTTGCCTATGTTATTGTACTTATATCTGTAATACAATAGATGCGTTTCGCTAAGTTCCCAGTAATCGTCATTATCAACCACTAACTTGAAGCCATACTTAGTGCGCCAGGTGTCCATCTGCTTTGCCGTAATCTCGTTAAGCATTCTATTCATTAGCACAATATCCCAACCCTGTTCAAGTATTTCGTCATTCAACACATCGGTAATAAGTGCGTACTCTTTTTCTAAGTGTACTATTGGCATCATTATTCGGTGCAGTCCAACTCCGCTATTGGCAGAAGTTATACAAAGTATTCGCATCTTATATTCTTTTGGTTGTGATATATGTCTTGGTATTTATCCCACACGCTTTGCGCCCGTGCCAAGCTTTCGTCTTTCATTCTCCTATACTCCGTGCCGTTACCAACATCGTGTCCTATATGTTCTGAGCGCATATCTGGTAGGTAATAGTTAGTAAAGCCTAAGATAGTTGCACGTTCCCCATAATCTCTGTCTTGCATTCCATAAGGGTCATAGGCTTCATTATAACCGCCAACTGCGTCTATAAGTTCACGAGTAATAAAGTTATCGCCAAATGGTGTATGCGTTTTATGTACTCCGTCTACTATTGGCGGTAATGCTTCTACGCAATGTATACCTATTATGCCTGTCTTTTCTATACGTTGTGCAAACAATACAAACTTAGCCAACCAATTCTCAGGAAGTAAAATGTCATTGGCTAATAAACAAACCGCATCATAGTCCTGAGTTATCCTAAGTCCTGCATTAACTCCTGCTGCTATGCCTCGTTTTTCTTTTGATAAGTCATAACCTGCAAACGTGTAATTAAAGGTTTCGTGCGTGTCGCTTCCGTTATCTATTAAAAAGCAATCAGCATTGTAACCGCTATTGTAAAAGTTTTGGTTAATTACACGCTGCGTTAAATCGTGCCTATTTTGTGCAAGTAATAAGATTGCTACTTTCATTATCTTATGTTTGAGCCTATTTCTCGTGCCGGTACTCCTGCGTATTTAGTATTTGGCTTTGCATCTCCTTTTACAAAGGCACTTGCGCCAATCATACAATTTTCTCCTACGTTTGCAAATTGATGTAGAACTGCATTAAGTCCTATATTAGCATTTTTATCTACAATACAATGCCCACCTATTTTTGCTCCGCAGCTTATTGTAACATTGTCTAAAATTGTGCAGTCGTGTCCAATATGTGCGTGTTTCATTATGAAACAATTATTACCGATAAAGGTATCAATCTCCGTACCTGCGTCTATTGTTACAAGTCCTGTAATAACATTGTTATCGCCTATGTATACTTTGCCTTTTTCTTTATTCCATAACTTCTTATGCTCGGCTTTGTCGCCTATAATACAATAAGCACCAATGTAGTTGCCATCTCCGATAATTACGTTATCGCCAATTATAGCGGTAGGGTGGATAAAGTTAGCCATTCTTTTTTTTATTTTTAGGTTTAGGTTGTAAGTCGTACCATTCGTACAAGCGTTTAATCATATCAAAAATACAATGGCTGCACCATACTGTTAATATGAAATCTGCATTCATATACTTGCGATATATATGCTCGTACATTTTCAATATGTCTAAATCTATATTCCTAACATAACCATTCTGCACCATTTCATAATTTGGTCTATGCAGGTCTAAATAATTGCGATGTTCTATTTCCATAAGTTCCACATTAGTTTTGAAAGTAAAGGTGCTAACACTCCTGGTATAAATACAAACGCAATTATGTCGGTACATATTGCAGGTAGTAAATATAAAACTAAACCTGTCCAAGCTGCTAAACAACTCGTGCAACTAAAAGGCTTAAAATCTAAATACCACTTCCTATGAAATTGGTGTATCTCTACAAAAAAAATTGCAAAGCATATTGCTGCTATAATTATCATTTTATAAGTAATTTAGTTATGTCTTTTGCTTCATTTATATTTAGCAGTCCGACTATTTTGTTAATTTTTTCTTTATTATTAAATTCAGTTTGTGCAGGTAATAACTTTTCAAACCATTTTGGTATCGCAATATCTTTTAAATTAAAAGAGTATATACCTATTGGAGTACTATTTATATACCTTACATTTGAATGTGCCATTAGTTTATCCCATTTCATTTTCTCAATTATTAATAATTGATAATGTATTTTCCTGCATTTTAATTCAATAGATAAATTATATTTTGGACTATACCCATCTCTATAACTCATTTGGCTTGTAGTTTGTAAATCAGGTATAATACTTTTTAATTTATTAAAGAGTATCTCTTCTGTCATTTCGATACTCATTTGCGTAATTGTTTTTTAAGTTCTCGTTTAGTTAATTTAAGTTCCCTATGTATTGACATATAAGGAATACCTGTAACCCTACTTAATTCTTTAGCGTTGCAGTTGTGCTTAATTGCATACACTCGTAAAAGTTCCGCTTTGTACCAGTGCATCTTTGATAGTTCGTCTTCTACTTTGTTTAGTAAATCTTCGTCTCTATCGTGTACTATTAATTCTACTTCTAAAGGTTTTCGGTATGTCCTATAAAATTGACTTGTATTACTTTGCATCATATTAATCATTGTTCTAACTAAGTAGAACTTTAATACGTTGCGGGTGCGCATATCAATTAAACGCTCCTCTTCCATTTCGCATAGCACCTTAAATAATTCGCTTCTTAAATCGTCTCTTAAATCTTCAGGCTGCATTTTGTCTATTGCTTCCTTAAGTTCTCGGCTTTCCCAAAGTTCTAATATGATGCTATTCTTGTTCATATTCTTTTAAGATTAGTTTGCCGTTCTCTTCGGTTGCTATGTAACAAAAACAATTTGCAGTTTTTGCCAAGTTTAAGAATGCTATTTGGTAGGTGCTTAGTTTATCTCCAATCGCTTTTGTCTCGCAATAAACCGCTACTCCTGTTTGAGTATGAAACCCAACAACATCTGGAACACCTTTCAAGCCTATAAATGTGCGACCTCTAACCGCAAGGTTATTGTTGCGCCATACAAAGCACCCGTTTTTATTTAGGGTCTTGATTGCTTCTTTGGTTAATTCGTTTGCGGTCATATTACAAAACTATATTAAGAAAATGAAACTTTACCAATTTTTATTTGTTCCTCAAAAAATAAAGCTACGGCAACTGCTCGTGCCTGGTTCTTAAGCCATTGCTCAGTCCATTCGTCTCGGTACTGCTTTGCGCTTATGATGTCCATTTTATTAGCTTTGTAAGTTATAATCTCCATTAGTTTCTTTTTAGCAAGTGCGCCATCTTCTTTTGTCCACTTCTTAATGCCTGTACTATTAAGCTTTGTAAATACACTTAATGGGTTAAACAACCTATCAAATGTTCTATTTTCTAGAACCTTATACTCCTGGTAACTGTAATCTATTATCTCTAAATCGGTTAAGTGTGGGATTGCTTCTACTCGTTCTTGTGGCATCATTTTTCTTACTTCGTTTGCTTTTTTCTTATATCTGTCCATTACTTGACTAAAGTATGCAGGGCTAAAGTTTTGGTAATGGTCTATAAAGTCATTGGCTACCATTTGCTTAAACGCTATTTTAACTTCGTTTATTGTAAAGTTTCCGTATTCAGTTCTTATCCAATCCTCTAAGATAGCTAACTTAACGTCTCCAGGAGTATTAATTCCTACAAGCTGCATCAAATAAATAAGGTTCTGCTTAAATATTATAGGGTTCAGGTTCCTCATTCTTTCCCCTACAAATGCGGTCATAATCTCCTTCTCCATAGGAAGTAGAGTAGATAAAGTTGTAGTTTCTAAGTTCTTCGAGTTCGTGCTTATTAAGTTTTCTTTGATTATTTGTAGTTCCTTTTGCATATTCTTGTGCTTTGTTTATCCAATTATTTGCTGCGTGTGTCCAGCTTTTCATAGTGTTTTTACCTACTTTCCATCCGTTACTTTCGTAGTAATTTACAAACTTTTCAGCTTCTATCTTAGCTTTATCTAAACTAATTTTATTAGCCATATATTCATAAGCTTGTTCAAAACTACATTTACTTTTATTAGTAATTATATCTTTATTTATATTTTCATTTACATTTTCCATATGGGAGTCCATATGAGGTTGCATATGAGTTTCATATGAAGGTTCAACTTTAGGTTTGTTTTTAGGTTTCATATTGTTTCGCCTTGACTCAGTAAAGGTTTTACGCTTTTCCTTCTCAACATCAAGCCTGACATTGTACCATAAACCTTCGTCATCTTGAATAAACTTGCATTTCACTTGCTCCCACAAGTGTCCTATCGTATGTTGTATCATATGAGTATTCATATGACCACGATTAAATTGAAGCATTAATAGGTCCATATATGCACCTTTCTCTTCAAATGTCATTCCCATTGTGCCACTAACATAGTCGCCTGGGTAAAATAAAAATGCTGGGTCTTTTGCCATAAAAAAAATAAACCCCGATAGGTACGAACTATCGAGGCTATTATTATTTAACCACTAAACACATTATCGGTTCGTACTTCGTTAATGTGTCTTATTATGCTGCGAATATACACTAAATTTCTTTAAGTTCTAATTTTAAGCAAAGTTTTTTTATCTTAGTTTTAAACCAGTCCTCAGTTTCTATTAAGTTATTCGCTTGTTTTATGTTATGGATAGCCGTTGTGTGGTCGCTTGTTCCTGTGTACTGGCTTATCTCCTTTAGGCTTAACTTGGTATATCTCCTGAGTAAATAAGCAGCAGCCTTGCGACCAAACGTTGTTTTTAAACTCCTATCCTTAATTAATACATCGCACTCAAATTCTTCGTCTACCAATTTGACAATAGTTCTCGCACCAATGTCTAACCCTAAAGGCTCGTTATCTTCTATGCCTAACAATCCAAGTTGCTGCATCATTTCGTGAAGTTGCAAATGGGTGTTACGTTGTGCGAAGTATAACTCCTTTAATTGTCTTATTGATATATCCTTCTTTTTATTTAGCATAATTAAAACGGCAATCCTTCCGTGTCTTCTTTAGGTTTGAAATCATTTACATAAATTTTGAAATCTGGTTGCTTATCGTCGGTCTTGTAAGCATTAACCCACATTGAGTATTTAACATCATTGATTGTAAAATTAATTACTTCTCCTTTAGCGGTCTGCTTTTTCCAAGCACCTGCACTCCATTTTTTTTGTTCCATTTTTATTTGTTTTTAAATTGCTAATATTTCTTTTTTTACTTCTTGCCAATATTTTAAATACATAGGATTCATTGTATACATATCACTTCCACCTGACCATAATGTATCATCAAATTGACTATCATCTTTCCTACTTAATATAATTTCATCTACTACTTTAATAGCAGATTTTTTACACCAATATGGATATAAATCTGATGAAAGTATCCCACCATACATTGCAATAAAATTACCTATTAATTCTTCTGCTTTTTCTTTTGGTGTCATTACTTTTTAATTGAATATTGAGCTACTAATTTACTTTGTTTTTTCGTACCTACGTTAATTAATTCCGTTTGTACTTTGTAGCCTTTGCGTTTTAATTCAAATACTACGGCTGCAAGTCGAAGGCTATTGTACTTCGTTAGAGCCTGAATTGGTGTCAATGTTTTGCCCGAAAGCAAGTGGTTCAAGATTTGTTGTTTCTGTGTCATTGTTATTGATTGGGTTAAAAAATACAGGTTTGTCTAATTTGTTTTCATACTTTTTAATAAAGGCTAATAAGTCCTCGTATGCCTCTTCGTTATACCAAGCGTAATGGTAAACTTCTGCAAGTAATATTTGCCTTTCAAATGGTAGCAATTCCTTCATTAGTTTTTGTTTTCGTTAATGTCTTCTTTTACTAAATTATCTAATAATTTTTCTGCAAGTAATATGCATATTTCTTTTTCTTTTGTAAGTAAGTTATGTGCTTTTAATACAACTTGGTCTGCTGAAATCATTTGACCTTTATATTGATTAGCCCAATCTTTTAATTCTTGCATTGCGGTTTTCATAGGTTATTTTTTTTGGTTTATCTTTTTTAACTCAATTAATATTTGACTTAATTCTACAAATTGACCATAAGATTGCCTATCAGTTGTATTGTAATCTCTATAGCCTCTATTTATGTATTCTTCTTTTAATAATTCCAATTCTTTAATAAATTCATCTAATGTTTTATTCATATGTTATTTGTTTTTGATTAACTAATAGCGATAGGAATCGAACCCTATAATTTTTCTTATGACCACTATAAGACATTATACTGTTGACGGCAGGTGTAACCATACACTTCGCTATTAGGATAGCTCAATTTTGAGCTTTCTTATTTGTTTTGGTTAAATTATTTCCAATCGTCTATCCAAGTAAATGATGGAAATTTAACTTTTGCATCATTAGGCAATTCTCCTTTTTTTATTTTTTCTTCAAGTAAAGACTTAGCTAACAAGTAAGAATTTAATGACAATTCAAAATCGTGTAAAAATCCTTCCACATTATCAATGGTTACACAATCTGCTACATCTTGAATAGTTTCTATATGGTATGAAATTGCATTTTCTTTTGGGTCTTTATTCATAAATGCTACTTCAATATTTGCTTCTTTCATAGGTTATTTGTTTTGGTTATCGGAAATCCTTTTTCTATTAACTCATTATATGTATCTATCCAACCCCTTACATCATCAGTTGATATGTCATAAATTTGTTTAGCATCTTTTTCGTCTAACTTAATTCTTAAATAAGTTTCTAAATTAATTACTGTTTCCATTTGTCTAGTTTTATTAGTTATGTGTTAAGCGAGCAATTTTATGCTGCACACTTTGAATAATAGATGATAATCTTAATGGTAATCTAAATAATTTTTTACCACTTGGGGTATACATAGTACCATCGTTATCTACTCCCATTAATCCAATCCATAGTTTTTTCATAGGTTTATTTGTTTTTGTTAAATATATTAAATACTAAAATTATCACTTTTTTCACTACCGCTTAAATGTTCTTCTAACCAACGATTATATCTTTGTTCTGCTTTTACTTTTACTGATAATAATGATTCAGGTTTGCAGCAAACTTCCCTTAGTTCTAATCTAAGTTTTAAATTTTCTTCGTGATAATTTTCAATTTGTTTTACTAATTGTTTTCTTGTTGGTGTCATAGGTTTATTGGTTTTAATTAATTAAATAAAGTACAAAGTTCATTTAATTAATTTAATTAATATTAAGTATAAATACCTAATTATATTGTTTCTGGTTTATAGGTTTGGTTGTAGTATTGTTCTGCATCTTCATTTGAATACATAAATGGGCAATCTGTACATCTTCCATTTCTATTAGCATTTATTATCTGCTCTTTTTCTTTTTCAAGTAAATCTTCAGCATTATCAATAGCCTCAATAGGTATACCAAAGTATAATTGATTCTCTTGTAACCATTCAAAATGTTCTTGCATTGCGGTTTTCATTAGCTTTTTTTAATTGTTTCTTTAATCTTGTTAAATTCGTCTAAGCTCTTGATGGCATTGATTTTCAGCGCAGCCTTTACCTTTTGGTCTTCGGTAAACTTTGTCTTGTCTAACTGCTCAATCAAGAATGCCTTTTGCCCTTCGCTTACTTCGTCTTTATGTTCATTAGTAGCGTCTGCATCTTTGGTATCGTCTATAGCAAAAAGTCCATTGAGCGCATATTTTCGAGCATACGAGCTACACGCACCAGTTAGCTGCGAAGCATCCATTCCTTTTTTGTTTTCCTCTTCACGAGCAAGACCTGTACAGGTAATGTTGTCTTCTCCGTTACTTAGACAAGCAGTAGCCTTTACATAAACTCGACCACCTACTTCTATTACCTCGTCGCTTAACATTAAAGCGTAGCCATACTTATGGCAGATAGGCTTTGCAGCTTCGATAATATCTTCTGCACTTCTGTATTTGTATTTAGCAAAAGCATTGAATTGGTTTTTAGGTGCTTTTAGTTCCTGTTGAATTTTAATTAGGCTCATTGTTATTTGTTTTGTATGTCTATGTTATAGTGTTCTAAAATTTCGATAATCGGTTCTTGTCTTTTCTTTAGGCTTACAAAGTACTCATAAGCCTGAGAGTATTCCAAGTACATACTTGCGCTATCGTATTTGTTATCTACTAAAGTGTAGTAGAATATTGTGCCGTCTGGCTTAGTTTCTTTTACAAATTCAATCTTCATATAATTCGTTTTTTAAAAGTTCAAGTTCTGCATTGTTTTCTACCCAACGAGTAAACGTGTAATCGTCATCTTCGTAATCGTAGTTTTTAGGCAATAGAGCAGAGTCATAAGGATTTGATGTACTCCTGCTCCCGTCAATTAATATGTTCCCGTATCGCTGATATTGGAACATTTGGTAGGTGGTTAAGTGTGTCATTTTGTGTTTTGTTTCAACAAAGATAACACAATACACAATACAAAGTGAAAAACTATTAAAATATTTTACAATTATTTTTGCAACAATGTTGCATTTGTACATAGAAACGTACAAAATAAAGTACAAAAGGTAGTAAAAATACTACCTATAAAAGCTTTTGAAAGTAAAGTTTATCGTGTCCCCCGTATGAATATTCGGGTAAGTAAAGCCTAAATCCACACGAGATTAGGTTATTAGCAGAAGGGAAGTTATCTAACGTTGTGTATGTAATAGCTATATGACAAAAGGTAGATGCTGCCTTTAACCTGGTCTTAATCATTCGTCTTTGTATGCCCTGCCCTCTATGTGATTTCTTAACCCACGCTCTATTAAATATGCAAATTCCTTTAGAGTAAATAGAACCACAATAAGCTACTATCTCGCCTTCGTCAAGCATAACCCACCACTCACGATTGAACTGGAACTCGTCTCCGCAACCCTTAAAGTTTGGGTTGGTATAATCTAATTCCCTTAGCTGCTCGTAGGTTTCTCTATCTAAGATATTACCAAAGCTAAATATCTTTTTGAGGCGCATTGTGTATTTGTTCAAGTTTGGTTAAATATAAAATCGCATCTTGTAGTTCCTGCTTCAAATGTGTTATCCATTCGCCTGTCGATAAATCTTCCCTGTCCATTGTGCAGTTGTACTTCTTTTTACCTACTTGCTCACGGCTGCGCATATCTTCAATTACTAAGCTAAGAATTTTACTATCCATTTATTTGTCGGTTTTGCTATGTATCTTAAAACAAGTTTTGCACTTGTATAATATTTTCTTTACTCCTGTTGCAGTTGTGCGCCTCATTTGTATAACTAAGTCGTCGCTTCCACACTCAGGGCAAGAGCCTCGGTCTTGACCGAAGATAACCCCGTAATGTGTTTTAGGTTCTATGTGGTTTTTAAGTGCGTTAAATACTTGCTCTAATAACACAACATCTTTTTGGCAGTACTTAATCATTTTAGCCATAGCCACTTTGTCCTTATGCAAGACGATGTCCTTCCATAAACTATATTCTGTCTTTATCTTAGTTCCAATCCCTAAGTAGTCAGCTATGTAGTTAAGTTTATTGCTATTAAATCTAAACTTTTGCCTTGCTACCTTTAGCGTGTCGATAGTAACGTAAGAAGGGAACATTTCAATCTTGTGAAACAAGCACCTGGTTCTTATCCAAGCAAGGTCAAACTTATCGCCATTGTGTCCTACTAACTCCGAAGCCGTGTTTGCTACTTCAATAAAACTTTGAAGCATCTTTTTGTCGTTTTGCTTTGCGTCCCATTGTAAGTGATAAACTTCTTTTTCGTCTTCCCACTTGTAGCAGATGCAAATAATGGCACGTTCTTGAATTATGCTTTCTGGACTTACATTTAATTTGTAACCGGCAGTCCAAAAGAAACCCACGTTGGGGCTGACTTCCACGTCGAAATAGAGGCGTTTGCGTTTTGATTTTAGCATTATTTATTTTTTGCTGAATTTATCTATTGTGGTGTAACCCATAGCAAATAGCGTAAGATATAGCACGGCATCTACAAGCTTATCGCTTGGGTCGATTTTTAAAATTATATTTAAAAACAAAGAAACAAAAAGACATAAGCTTCCAAACAATGCTACAACTCTTTTGTGGCTAATGCTATTGCTTTCGTCTGATAATAAATTGACTAATATAGTTCTAAAGTTGCTCATATAGTTTAGCCTCAGCCTCTCTCCGCCTCACTAACCCTTTAAGCACAACATTGTTTGCTCGTGTCCACTTCATAAATTCAGCCTTAATTGTAAGGTCTTTAGGGTCAGCATTTACCTTCTTAAGTAAAGTGCTTTTCTTTAAGTTGCCTACTCCTACATTATACGCAAACGAAACAATCGCTGAAAAATTGTTATCCGTTATTTCTTTTTTTATTAAAGGTCTAACTTGTTTAGCAAAACCTTCAACCATTATATCAAGCATTTCGTCTGCTCGTTCCTGAGTAATTACATCGCCTTCCTTAACCTTACTTCCGTCTGGGTAAAAGGTTGCCCCCCATCCGATTGTGTCGATATTGGCAGGACATTTATAGGCTTTCAACTTGCAGCCTTCAAACTTCTTAATTAGGTCTTTACCTGCTTTGTTTACTTCCATAACTTATTCCAATATGCTAAAATTAATATAATCGCTATTATAAGCCCTATTAGAGCCTTCCAAAAGTTATTCTGTGTAGTTACCTTATTTTTATCTACAATCGAAATTTGAGCCGTTTCTGTGCGATTTAACGCTATTGTGTCTTTTTTAATAAGGCTATTGTTGTTCTCCTTCTCGCGTGTCTCGTATATCCACTTAGTTACGATTTTGGGAACGACTATAATACTATCCTTTGCAATACGGATTGTGTCATAGATAGTAACCTCTTTTGTAAATACTTGCTCCTTTTCTATAATCTTAGTAACGCTATCATAAAAAGTAAGATGCACGGAGTCAATCTTAGTTGTCCCCGTGCTATCATAACGCTTTTCGAACTTCTTAACAGAAGCGCAAGAAGTAAGTAATAAGGCTAAAAGAATTAATCTCATTTAAGCTTTTTGGTCATTTTGTAATAGTATCTTATAGCCATAAGACCTGAAACAATAGCCACCAAACTTGCAATCAATGTGAATAGCGGTTGAATAGAAGTAAGGCTAAGAATAGCACTTACTACTGAAACGATTGTTGATTGGTCTGCTTGGTGGTTACTTGCCATTATAGTTCTTCTTCTTCTTGTTTGTTAAATTCTACGCCAGTTACCCAATCTTGTAAGAAAGTAAAATCTTCCAAGCCTTGTGGATTCACTACGTTAATTATTTGAAAATCAAATTCTTTATCATTTAAGGCTTCAATATCTTTGGTAAGCTTCTTAATGCCTTCTTTAGAGAACTTGTAATCTCCTTTCTCGTTAAGTATTAAAATACCTTTTTCGTCTACCGAAGCATTGTCTAATCTTAATTCCTCAGCTTGTTTATTGTATTCCTCAAGATACTTAGCTATTTTTTCTTGAATTTTAAATAGCTTTTTTTGAACTTTTGTTTCTTGACTTCCAATAACATACTTTAATGTTGTTGCTAATTGCAATAGTTGTTTGTACTTCATAGTGTGTTTTTGTTTGTAAAGATATATTAAGGATTTTGAAACGGCAAAGGCAAAGATATAACCTTAGGATTGATTTGGTCTTCAATCTGTGCATCTAAGTTTTCGTCTAATGCTACTTGGTCAAGTCCTGCTTCTAACCAACCGCATACCATTTCATAAGTTACTTGGTCATAAGGTACGAAGTCCGCAGGGTCAGGAGACGGAACACTTAACGTACCATAAACCTCAGCGAAGTAAGTTTTATCGTTTTCTACTTGCTCCGCTTGATAGCGATAGTGTATTACGCAGATTACATCTGTTAAACCTTCTGCATCTTTTGGGTACGCATCTAAGCTGCTAACTACCCATTTGTAAGTTGTTGCCATTTTTATTTTATTTTATTTATTATACAATCATTAAAACTCCTGCTACTGTTTTGTAAATATCTCCGCTTGATAAACCTGCGCTTGAACTTGGAACGTTAGATAAGTTAATTATACCATTTGATTTTATGCGCATACGTTCGGCTGATGCAGTTAGAAACATCATATTATCACCACCTGTTGAACTTGTTGCGTTTAAAGTTATCCCTGCGTTTCCACCTGTTGTTGCAGCGGTAACTAATAACCTACGATTATATGTGCCATCATTTTGATATAGTTGCAAGAAGCTACCAGTACTATCAAATAAATCTAACTTGTAACTTGGCGATGTAGTACCTATACCTACGTTACCCCCACTTGTTATGCGCATACGTTCGTTTCCTGAAGCAGTAAGAAATATTAAAGGAGCAGTCCCACTTGAACCAATATTTAATGAATTGCTAAAAGCGTACATTAAACCAGCAGTTGTTCCATTGGTTTGGAAATCTATCATTCCCCCATTGGTCGCATTGTTTAATGAAAGAATAGTATATCCTGATATTGACAAAGGACTTGTAGTTCCTATACCTACGTTAGTTCCATTATCAAAGATTTGACTATTCCCTATTGTACTTGTACCTGTAAACTTAGGAATGTAGTTAGTAGTTCCTGTTCCTGTTACGGGGTTTGTTAAAGCACTTTGCTTATTGTTAAACGTAGTCCAATCCGCACTGCTTAAATATCCGTTTGAACTTCCCGTTGCTTGTGTTATTCCTAAAGTGTTAAGCGAAAAAGTCAAAGGAGCTACAACACTTACTATCCTTGAATTATAAGCAGTATCCCAATTGCTTTGCTTTGTGTCAGTTGGTAAGCTATAACCACTTGCGAAGCTTAGTGCTAAAGTACCGCTTGAAGTAACGGGGCTACCAGATACGCTAAAACCTGTTGGTGCAGATAAACCTACACTTGTTACAGTTCCCACACCTGAGCCACCTACTAAAGCAATCGTTCCCGTTGCATCTGGCAAAGTGTAATATCTCACGGCTGAATTGTTCCAACTAA